GTTTGCAGTGCGCCGCTACCTGCAGCCGGACTTCACCCTTCCCGTTCTCCAGCAAAGCTTGAACAGAAGCCACCCGATCACGGACGGGAGGATTTGATTTCGGCGACTGATTGCTGAACCCATAGGACTCAAGGATCGCGACATCGGTCCGGCTGGAATTCGTAGATCGTGCCGCTCCTGATGCATCCGGGTAGGCCAAGATGCGACGGTCGGGAAATCGTCTGCGGATCTCTTGGGCCAAGGCGTCGGTGTCATGGGCACCGCTGATCTCATCAATCAGCAGAAGAGAGTTACCCAGACGCACGCCAATTACGGCGCTCATGTTCCCGATATTGAAGTCAATGCCGGCGCGGATGGGTTCGTCGCTTACATCTGGAAGATCTCGACAGATGTGCTTGTTGCGGTCGAACCGGTCGTAAACCTGGCCGGTGGTCAAGTTGGTGAACTCGCCTTGCAGATAGGCGGCGAGCAAACTCGGATCGTATGAAGCTTCGAGCCGAGAAATGAAGTCTGGGGGCAGATGTGGATTGTCCGCCGAGCGCATCTTAATGAGCCTGCGGTCCTTACGCTCCTTTGCCTCCTCCGTGCCAAACGTGTTCCACATCCAGCGGAAGCCCTCAGGGGTGGATGCTGCGGCGAACTGCCGGACGTTGCCGGCGCGAAGGCGGCCGAGGATCTTGGGGAATGCCTTGGCAGCCACGGCCGGCGGAACCGTGTCCATCTCGTCCGCGAGGCAGAAGCTCAGGTTAAGACCAATGATTCTCGTCCAGGACTCAAGGGACCGGCACAGGATCTTGGTGTCGCCTCCGGGTAGGTGCAAGATCACCTCAGGCAGTGGCGAGGCGCGGAAGGTATAGGGGATCTCATAACGCTCCAGGAACGCCTCGAAGTCGTTGAGCCAGATGTCCCGAACGAGCGGCCCGGTGGGCTCCATTACGCAGCCGGTGTGGCCTTGGTTGGCCAGAGCCAGGGCGCAAGTCTTGGCGGCCAGGGCGTGGGTCTTGCCGCTGCCGTAGCCGGCGCATAGCCCGAGGATCTCGGTGTCCTGGTCGTCCACAAAGGCCAGCTGGCCGGGGTGCAGATCGGCGCGGATGCGTTCGAGGATGTCGGCCGCCTCCTGCTGATCAGGCGGGGAGGCAAAGGCCAGGAGCGGCTCCGATTCGGTCAGCCCGTGCAGGAGCGAGACCATCAGAGGTCAAAGCGGAGCAGCTTGGCCTGGGTCTCCAGGGCCTTTATGGCAGTTTGCAAATTGTCCTCACGGCCGGCCTTCTGCTCATATTTAACAAGGCGGGCAATGGCGGCGGCCAACCATTGAGGCCGTTCGATGTCCGAGTCCTGCTGTATTAGCTCACGGGCTCGCTGAATGTAGATGTCTGCCGTCCGATCACTGACCTCCCATTTTTCCGCCGCATATTGAAGAATTTCAAAGCGGGAATATGACTTCACAAGAAGGCCGTAAACCTCACGAATTCGTGAGTCCATCTCAGCGGCGGTGCTCTTCTTTCCCATGCCCGAATGTTACAGGCGACGGCTAGAGGTTAGCCAGCCTGATTCCGTGGGGCGTGCATCTTGCGCCAGTAATCGTTGAGCTGGTTGATCTTCACATCAACCAAATGGTGGCTCGACACCGTCCCGACAAATTCACCGACGGAGATACGAACGGTTCCGTCCTCCTGATTCCGAAGGCGCGGGTTCGGGGGTTGTAGCTCGTCGGTAGGCATCACGGAGTCGGCGCTCATAGCGTTCAAAGGCGGCAAGCTCTAGCTGATTTTGTTGTGTCCTGAGGTGTTGGTCCATGGGTCGGTGGTGTGAAGTTTGAACGCCGGGGGATCGATCGGGCACCTCTACCCGCCCTGCCTTTCCCTCCTGGGTCTTGTATGGCTTTCAGCCTGCTAGGGGAAGAGTCAGGCATCAGGCTCCCCGGCGTGAGGTCATGTGGAGGGCGTGGGGTCAGTGGTGAGGGTGAGGCCCTCGCGGAGGGCTTCCTGTTCAAGGGCTCGCCATTGGTCGATGGTTTGAATCCATTCGTCCCAGATCAGTTCGCCGGGGCGGTTGAGGACGCGGTCGAGGATGGTGCGGCGGCGTGCCTCGCAGAGGTAGGAGGGCGGCTCCTGGGGGAGTTCATCGGCCCAAAAAGCGGGCTGCTGTTCGTAGAGGTTGAGGGTGTAGGTGTGCCAGTCCATGGGGTGAGGTGCGGTGAATCAAGGGGGAGCCCCGTAGGGCTCAGGCGAATTGCTGGGCAAACTCAATGAGATCAGAAGACCAGACCTCATGCTGGGTGCCGTCGTTCATTACAACGTCGTTGAGGTACTCGCGCTTCTTGCTGTCCTTGATGCTGCGGACGTTGTTGCGGATGAGGATGAAAGCTTCGGTGCGGGTCATTTGAGGCGAGGTGTTGTGGGGTCGTCCCCCGTTGAATGAATTATGGCATGCCATGGGCAGAAGCACAACCCCTGGCCAAAAAAAGAACCCCGAAGGGTTCAGAAGGTTTGGGCCATGGTGACGTCGACGGTTGCGTTCTCGAAGGGCCTGGCGGTCCTCAGGAACTTCACCGCCTCGCTGATGGAGCAGTTGGCCGGGCCTCCGCAGAACTCGACGGCGTAGCGGAGGGAGTCTCGCTCTGCAGTGCTGCCGGAAAAGCGGGCGAGAATCGAGGACTCCCAGGGCTGGTCAGCGTTGCGGAGGTGGACGTGGAACTCAGACATGGATGGTTTGAGGTGAATGTGGAGGTCTCCCCCCGTTGCTCACAGTATGGCATACCAGAGGGAAGGGCGCAACCCCTCCGGCAAAAAAAAGAGCCCCGGAGGGCTCAGGTCCAATAGTTGCCGAGGCGGAACTCGGCGGCCCATTCAAGGGCGATTGATTCAGCAGCTTCGAGCCTGACGGCTTTGGGGAACACGGCGTGCCATGGGGTGGTCATGGTTCCGTGTTCGAGGTTGTACTGCTTAGCGGCGGGGGTGAGGCAATAACGCTCGATTGAGTGGATCGCCTTATCGAGTGAGAAGTTGCCGCGCTTGTGATGCTTGCTCAGATTCTGAATCACGGGCTTGATATATGCCTCCGTGTTGGTGGCGTACAGCTCAAGCTCGCGGGCAGCGTCGGAAAGGTTCATGGTCGAGGTGATGAGGTGAACCGGGGGCGTCTCCGCCTCCCGATGAACTAAATATAACCCGATGGCATACCAACGGTCAAGACCGTGGACAGTATGCCAACCGGTCACGCCTCGTCGATGATTGACCCGATGGTGCAGACGCTGGAAGCTGCAGCAAAGGCGGTGAAGCCCATAAACAGGGCGGCGGCGTTTCCGTCGCCTTTCTTGGCCAGATCGACGGAGGTCATCGCACCGACGACAGCGGCGGCAGCGATGGAGAGGAAGGTGATGGTTTTCATGGGTTGAGGTGGTGAGGTGATGGCCCCGTCTCCGGGGCCGTGTTTGTGATCAAGCCTCGCGGCGGTCGAGTTCCTCAGAAATGAGGTTCATACAGGCGATGGCTTTGTCGATGGTCTCCTGCTTGTGAGCAGTGCGACGGGTGCGGTCGAAGTCTTCGAAGTTGTCGAGCAACACCTCAACAGAGAGGCGTTGGATGTTGCTGGTGGTCCAGAAGTTCATTGGCCGAGGTGTTGAGGGTCATCCCCTTGACTCCTTAAATATATGGCATGCCATGCCCCCTGTCAACCTGGCATGCCACCTTGTCAACTGTCTGCAACCAGGGCACAGATCACAGTGCAGACGATCGGCTCCAGTGCATGCCGGGGCAGTCCGACGTGTTGACGGGTGACAGCCAGCACGGCCCGATCGATGGCGTGCTTATCAGTGCGGAACTTCGGGGTGTCGGGCGTCCGCATGAGCACCCGCTCGCGGATCAGTTCTTGGCGGCTGATGCCATGGGCGGCGGCCTCGATGTCGAGGCGCTTGCGCTCTTCGGGGGTGGCGTTGAACTCGATACGTGAAAGCTTGGACATCAGAAACGAAGGGTCGGGGGTTCGGTGAAATCGCGGGCGGAGGGCTTGGCTTCGGGTCGTTCCGGTGGGCCAAGTTCGCGGAGCATGTTCCTATGTGGCTTCATGCCTTCGGACAAGGCGGCGCGGATCGTGGGGTCAGGGTGGCGGATGGCCTCGCGCCTAAGAAGTTCAAGGCCGGGGCTTGGTCGGTCCAGATGGTCGATGGTCCACCAGCCGTTATCAATGCCGCGCTGTAGAAGAACGCGCAAGGTCTTGTCGTCAAACATCGAACGCCCCCGAAAGAACGCCACCAGATGACGGGGGCAGCTCTGGCAGATGCGAGGGCTGCAAGCTCGGGTGATCGTGGAACTGATCCGACGCGGCCATCCGTGCGGGCAAGTCTTCCTTAAGTCCCCAGTCGAAGGCGGGCCGCCCATCACGTTGTCTGAAAACGTACGACAACAGCTGTTGATCGAGTGGCATCTCTTTCGAGGGGTTCGGATCCATGCGGTACTGGCTCACCGCGTAGACCCATGCCTCATCCGACACGGCATCTTTGATTTTGGACGGGGTGGACATGTAGAGGAATGCGATCTCTTCGTCGCTGATCCGTTTGGCGTAAGGGGTGACGTTCGCGGCTGCGCGTAGCCCCAGCTGGTAGGTCTTCAACTGCATCAGAACTTGGGGAGAGATTTTTCGAGGGCGTCCCAATCGGTGGCCTGCTGTTGTTGGCGGCCGCCGGGCTGGCGGGGTTCATAGACGTCAGGCCATCCGGCATTGGCGGCAGCCTCAAGGGCAGATCTACGAACGGCAGGGGTCCACTCTCTGAGCTTGTTAATCACGCGATGGAAGACCCGCTCGGATCGGACGCCCTTTTTTACAGACCAAAACTCACGCAGGAGTTGGTCGCAGTCGAGGAGGTCGTTGGGGATGAGGTCATCCCCCAGGGTCTTTTTTGTGTAAGCGTCCTTTTCGGCTGTTTCCCCCTTGGAACCCCCAATAGGGGTGTTATTAGATATAGGAGTCTCTTTATATATAGGAGTATTAGAAGATGAAACCTTCTCCCCTTCAGGGCTCGGTTTCATCAGCTTACCGGGCCTGTCAAGCTGGCTCATCTGGAGATCTATGAGATCCCTGAGCACATCGGAGCGGTTGCGGAATTGCTTGGTCTGGGCGTCTAGCCATGAGACCTGAGCATCTGTGAGACGTAGTGAGACGGACGGCATGCAACGGGTAGACGTTGTATGACAACAGTGGCACGATGTCGCAACACGTCAACCCCTTGATGCTCGAACCAGTCCCCGGCCTTGAATTTTTCCCTGGTCCCCACCGTTACCGCATGAACGGCCTATGGGTGCCGCACAGCGTGACGCAGGTCTTGAGCTTCGACATGTCCCCGAGCAAGCGCGAGGCGATCGAGCGAACCAAGGACGGCCCCGATGGGTGGCTTGCTAGAGGAAACGCCTGCCACAAGGCCCTGGACCAATATCTGGGATCTATGAAGCTGCAAAATGGCCATGGCGTGATCTATGACGACCGCTGGGCGGACTGGATCGACCCGCTA